GAGACATTGAGATAATGACTCGTGGTAACGATGCTCTATAATTTTATGGTCTTGTATAAGTAATAATGCAAAAACTAACTCTACCATTAGTGTGCTCCATTTTTTCTAATCAATGATTCTACATCTTCTGTAAGTTTTTTTGTTCTTTCTTTTAAAAATTCTATATTAACCGCATTGTTTCTCATGCTTTTTACTTCTTTATCTACATCCTCTAAAACACCTGCTAAGTGTTCTACTAACATGAAAAGCTCCGCTTCTCCACTTGACTGGCCAAGTTCTCCACGTGGATATTTAATTCTAAACTCTGAGTTTTGTTCTAAGTCTTTTTGCATCAACTCTATCTTTGTAGCATGATTGTTTAATGTTTCATGCAATCCAAAATAAGCCCAGGTTCCAATTGCAACGAGCGCAATCAAACTGGCAACCGTCTTCATCGGCATTTGCACTGCTGCTTCTTCAGATATATTTAATGGTTTTTTACTCATCTTTTGGTTTTGGTAATGGTAGTATATACTCTTTTGGTGGCATTTTCAACGTGCTGTTGTTATTGTCTAAAGTCTTAGAATCTGGATTTTCTTTAATATAATCTTCTTTTAATTCATCCCAAAGACTGCCTGTAGGCATGCTTTCTACCTCATCTACTTGTGGCACAACACCCCTACATTTTGATACTAACAATGCAAAGTTTTCATTTAGTGCAAGACTTGGATTTCTATTTACCTTGTTACACATTTTCATTAATTCAAGTTGTTGTTTAATAGCTGCATTTTCTTTTGATGTTTTACAGTCTGTGCCTAAATATTTTCTAAATGTTAATCTTAATTCTTGAGAGTTGCTTTCGTTCCAACTACGATCATAATTATCATACTCGTAATCACGATTAGATACAGATACATCTACTTCTCCGCATCTAGTATTACCGTCGTTTAGATATTCGTTTCTAGGATATGCAGGCTCCATGAACAAAGCCATAAAACATAACAAAGCTATAAGTATTGCTGTAAATTTGTAATTCATCCTGGCAATCTCCATAGTTCATCCTAATAATTTATTTCTCTGTTTAAATCTTTAATGTCGTATTCCATCTGTCTAACTTTATCAGCTAGAACTTCGTATAAATTTTCTGCCATCTCCCAGGTCCCTTCCGCTCTTTCTAATTTTGCAATAACAGTATTTATATTATCAGTTAGCATAGACATATCTCTATTAATATTTTCTATGCTCATGGTCTGTAGCTTTTCTATTTTAGCTTTATTTTCGTTAATAGTATCTGTTAGATTTACAACATACTTAACACCAGTAAAAGTTCCGACCAAAACCGAAGCCACGACCGGAACTAATACAAAATTTTTTTTAAGTAATGCTGCTAAATCCATTATTGTTTTTTTGGTGTGAATAAAGCTTTAATTTTTTCCCATATTCTACAACAAATGTTTTTACATTTATCAATCATGTTTTTTCTCCTCAATTTCATAGAAAAACTTGTCGGTATCTTCTGTCCGCCATGCTCTACTATCTTCTACATTCCATTCAGATGTCTGCACTTTCCAATCAGGAGTCTCATCTTTTACAGTGAAAGAAGGTATATCCCATATACATCTATTATTTGGTTGTGCTGCAAAATTGCCATCATCTAAAGCAATTATGTGAGCGCACTTATGCTCGTGCGGGATTTCTGAATGATCAGTGTCGAGTATGTTAGCCTCTGGGTGAGCAAAGTCAATAGTAAATAAATATTTACCTGAGTGCCATTTTTTATCTTTTCCGATATACTTTCCAGCCTGTGATTCTAAAACATCCCAAGAATGGACAGAAGGATAATAAGAAAAACAATTCCAAAGCTGTAATTCATCAAGTCGTCTTGTGGGCACTCTGGATGGTTCAAATCCCTTCTGAATAAACGCGCTAATAGGCAGGCGATAAAATATTGCACCGTTTTCCATAATAGCATGCCATAGTATGCTCCTTCCTGTAAGAGCTGATATGCCGAAGATAATACAGTCTTCAACTTCTCCATGGTGTTTTTGTAAATCATATAAATATTCTCTTCTTATCTGTGCATAGATAGGTGGTATGTTTGCATTTAAATAAGCCATAATTTATCCTCATTTAATTGTACCCCAATTTGGTCCAGATTCATAGTCCACTTTGTTAGGCACTTTTAATTTTATCGCATTCTCCATAATAAACTTTATCTTTTTAGCTTGTTCATCATTTTTAATTGAAAAACAAAGTTCATCATGAATTTGTATATGTGGTACAATACCTTGTTCGTATAAATCCACCATTGCTTTTTTTGTCATATCTGCAGCTGATCCTTGTATCAATCTATTCAAAGCTTTGTACGTAAACGCAGGTCTATAATGTTTTTCAAAATATTGACCGTGTGGATCGCTTTCATGTCTATTTTTAGCTTTCTCTGCATGATACCTGTTCTCTGCCTCATCTCTTTTTAATATAGGAACTGGTATCTTAACTATTTGTTTTTTGCCATCTATCTCTTGATAATCACTGATCTCAAAAATTCCTTTTTCAGGATTCCATTCTTTATTAACAGGTTCCCATTTATCGAATCTGCAAAATCTATCCTCCAATGTATAAATATTTTTATTTTTTTCTGCAAAGTCTTGTAGTCCTTGCGATAGTTTTCTAACAAAAGGAACTTGACTGTGATACTTTTCAAAAAGTTCTTTTGCTTCGTCATCCTCTAATTCCAAAGATCTAGCTAATTTATTCTTACCCATGCCGTAAAAAAGACCTAGGTTGATTGTTTTTGCCTGTTTCCTGGTTATTTTAGCCATTCTGGCGACGATTTCGTGAAAATCGGTGTCTGGGTACTCTCGATACTCTTCTGCCATCTCCTCGGCGCCGTAAAAGCCATTCTTCAATGCATAGTGCACAACCAGTCTGGGCTCTTGTTGTGAATAGTCAAATGATCCCCACTTGTGATTCTCCTCTGGTAAAAACAGCTCTCGTATTTTACTACCCAATTCACTTCTAGCCGGTATCTGTTGTAGGTTTGGATTCCGCATAGAAAATCTACCCGTAACTGTTCCACCTTGATCTGATCTTATCTGATTTATATCTGCGTGTATTCTACCTTTGTGTATAAATTTTAAAATACCGCTTACAAAAGTGTTGAATAATTTATCTAATTGTCTGGCTTTTGCAATCATTTTTAAATACTTATTTGTGTGTGATTCTAAATATAATTTTGTTATACTAGCTCGCCCTGTTTTAGGTGTTATTTTATAATCTGTAATTTTTTGATGATCTAACAATGGCTGAATAGAATCTGCAGCCCAGATATCAATATCAAGACCTGTTTCTTTTTTAATTATTTTTAATATTTCTGCTTGTTCTTTTTTAAGAGTATCGCCAAATGTTTTTGCTTTCTCTTCATCAACTCTTACTCCTAAAAATCTCATCTCAACTAAACAAGGGAACAATCTTGTTTCTATGTCAAATATATTTTCTAAAGTTTTTTTATTTTTAGATTCTGTATTTACTGGTGTTTTAATAATTTTTTCAAACTTATTCCAAAGTCGTAATGTAAGTGACACGTCTTGCTCTGCATAATCAACAACCAAATCATATGGCAGTTTATGCATATTAGTCATTGGGTCTGATATACCGTGCAATTCTTTTGCTTTGTCTGCAAGATCGTATTTGTATTTGTTATCATTTAAATAATCTTTTGCTAATGCATCTAAACTATACTTTGGTCTGTTCTCATCAATAACAGATGCTGCTATCATTGTATCATATACTGGTCCTTTTAACATCATACCAGTGGCTGCACGTATCCAACAGACATCGTACATTGCATTATGAAATACTTTTGTTACTTTTTTATTTTGAAAAAGTATTTTGTTTAAATGCTTCCATAAACTATTTTTACCAATATTTTGACCTGAATGAAGATGACCTATTGGAAAATAATATTTTTCATCTCTGTATGCAAGAGCAACTCCACAAACTTTACCTTTACCTATGATGGCCCCTGATCCGTGGGTCTTGAGGTCTGGATCGTGTGTCTCTAAGTCAACAGCAACAACATCACCATCTTTAATATCTAAGTCTTCTAAATCTGGTATCACTTATAATCCCTCTCTATGATCATTTCTATAAAATGTATTGCTTTCAATAAATCTTCCTTACCATTTTTATCTTGATGTCTAATAATATATTTAATAGCACATCCCTCTGGATATAGCAATTTATTCTCAACAACAAACTTACTCGGCTGAATGACATACTTTTGATAGTGACTTCCGCCATGTTGTTTATCCCAAACTTTGCTCATGAGTATCCTCCTTTCCTGCAAATGTTAAATTCCCTTCTT